GTTTGTCTCGCTGCATACATTAAACCAATTGAGCATAGAGTCTACAAAGCCATTGATAAAGTCTTTGGTGATGGGCCAACCGTGATCAAGGGGTATAATGTAGAGCAAGTGGGGCGAATAATGCGTGGAAAGTGGAATAGCTTCAACAGGCCAGTTGCAATTGGGCTGGATGCTGTGAAGTTCGACATGCATGTAAGCAAGGAGGCATTGGAGTGGGAACACTCAGTTTACAACCGCATATATAGGTGCAAGAAGTTACGCACAATGTTGAGACATCAAGTATACCAGCGCGGAGGCGCCCGGTGTAAAGATGGTCACCTATCATATAAGGTAGTAGGGCGGAGAGCAAGTGGAGACATGAATACTGCACTCGGTAATTGTTTGCTGATGTGCGGTTTGGTACATGCTTATGCGGCAGAAAAGGGAGTAAAAGTGAAACTTATGAACAATGGTGATGACTGCGTAGTTATGATGGAAAGCGAGGATGAACACGTCTTCTTGCAATCCTTGGATGACTGGTTTTACCAAATGGGGTTTAGGATGACAACGGAAAGACCGGTGTACTCTTTACCCGAGATTGAGTTTTGCCAGATGCGACCAATAGAGTATGGTGATAATCAGGTTATTATGGTTCGTAATATCAATGTTGCATTACGCAAAGACACATTGATTACAGTCGACGTATCTACTGAAAAGACGCTCAAAGCATGGATGACCGCCGTTGGAAAGGGTGGGCTGTCGCTGACTGGCGGCATACCCATCATGCAAAATTTCTATAGGCGGCTAATCGCTTTGGGTTGCGGCGTGGTCAGCAAAGTTGCTGTCCAGCTTAACCAAAACTCTGGCATGTATCTTTTAGGAGTTGGTATTGATAGGCATTTTATAGAGCCCACTGCACAGGCTAGACTGAATGTATTCAGAGCTTGGGGCATTACGCCTGATCAGCAGGTCGCACTCGAGCGTTATTATGACGCTTATCAGTTCGACCATGGGTCAGCAGTGGGTGTCGATAGTCACATCAATTACAACACCATTTTTCATGTATTATCACGGTAATTATTGCGGCCCTGGCTGGTCCGACGGAGAGTATCAATCATCAGTGGTTGGCAGCAAGCCAGCCATTGATGAATTTGATGAAACTTGCAGGCTGCATGACGCAGCCTATGCACTAGGTATGAATTTGAATGACGCAGACGATGAGTTTGTGGAATCCAATTTTGGACATGGTGCAAAGCGATCGCTTGCTGCCGCAGCGGTCGCTCTCCAACGGCGGCTCAGGGCCAACGATAGTTTTAACAATCCACCAAATTCACAAACTATCATGCCAAAGATGAACAAAGCAACCCTTAAGAAGGGAAATTTACGAGGGTCCAACCAACCCAGCAACGCACAAAAGCAGAGCACCCTAAGTACAGTTCCGGCTGCTTATGGGTATACTCTTCGCATGCAAAAACCATCCGTTGTAAGGCGCGGGAACACTGCAACAATTGTTGGTAGTGATTACGCGGGAACTGTACAGGTTGCCAATTCTGGCAATTATCAGCCTGCTGCTTCCGTCTTTATTAATCCGGCTTATTTCCAAAACGCCATGTTGGGATCTCAGGCACGCACATTTGAAAAATTTCGTGTCAAGCGCGGAGTTGTTAGCTACATCCCTTCAGTGCCAACAAGCACGCAAGGGCAAATTGTCATGCTATCTACTTCGACTGTAAAAGAGCCCTTTATTGCTGGTGGGACATCCGGGTTTCTGGGTAGAGCGCTTTCACAGCACAATGCTGTGGCAACGCCTATCTGGAAGGAAGCTAACATTGAGTTGAGTTGTAACTCAGAGTGGTCTGTTGTCGATGCCCTTATTGATGGAGACTTAGACGACTGCATTGCAGAGGAGGTCCAGGTATATGGTACCTGTGACTCCACCGTCGATGCGGGGATCTTGATCTTCCATTATGAGATCGAGTTCAAGGACCCTTTGTATGTTTACCATCCCACGCTGATTCCAGTCCCCAATGGGAATGGACAGGCAATGACTGCTGTTGATAACAGTGCTGTGAACGCCGTGAGTGACGCGATCAGACTGAATGGCATGTCTCCTGCAATTGGTGGTGGGGCCGGCTCAGTGTATAGGTTGGTGTTCCAGCAGGCTAGATCAATTCAGCCAACTGGACCCGCTAGTTGGGCTGCTGTTGCCAAAGTTGAAACGATTTCAGCTAGCACCATCAGCACTACCACTGGCAATGCAACAACCATTGCAATGATAACCGGTACCACCTTGTACGCGTTGTTTTCCAATAGTGAACTCATATTGTACAGCTCTCTGGAAGCTGCATCAAATGGGGGCAGTAATGGAGTGCTTAACTATGCGACTATTACATCAGCCATAGGCGTATGGTCATTCTTATGCCAGATGGTACGCATTGGTGACGGTGCTAGAATTACCACCCAATAGGGTGAGTTCTGTGTTGGGCCATAAATCTCGACACCGCGGCAGTAGCCGCGAAATCGCCTCAATGATGATTGAGGCGTCAGCAAGCATACGGTGGTTTTTCCATCGCTGCTTTTGCCAGATCAAGTTCTCTAAACTTGGTAAAAATAAAAAGAAAAAGAAATAAATATTTATGTTGTGTTTAAACGTTAGAGTAGTGGTGGAAGTGAAGGAATGGCAGTGGCTTGATTGCATCAAGTGTCAGTACCGTTTACGTTCAAGGGTTGGTTACCCTTGGTCATTCCCGATCCATGCAACGATCTACTTTCTCGTTTATGTTTGTATGTCTTTGAGTTAGAGAAACCGACTAGCAAGAGCCGCACCGTTCTTGTTGTAACATCCAAGTGTCCGGCTAACCGGACACTCCAGTGCTTCGCTAGCACTGGTTTTAACCTCCACTAACGTGGAGTGGCTTCAGGTCTCTAGTTTACTAGGGGGGCTGCCGTGGGAGCTTAGCAAACAATAGCTTATAGCATAATTTCAG